AGCCGCCCGGATGGATTGGGTTATGAGCCCGTCGTCCGGTGATGCTCTTCTCTGTTTTGTAAAAAGAGCGGTACCAGCCGGAAGCCAGCCGGAAGCAAGTGTACAAACTGGTACCGCGAGGACTACACACAGCATAAAGTTGTGGTGCCGGGTGCCTCCCGGTGCCTGGCGAAGGTTGCACACCAGGCGGGTGGGTATCCACAGAAGGTCGACTGTCAGCCTCAACCTTAACCCGCGTGCGCTGAGCCGCATTCACCACAACGCTAAGGATTCTCTCTGGTTGAAAATACTTAGCTGTTATGTGCCTGTCTTTTCACCACTTCAGGCTCGGTGGTATCCTTTTAAGCCCGTATACATAAAAGGAAAATCAAATGACTTTTGATGAAAAAGAACTTGATAATGCAATTAATAAAATCATCGTAACGTCGCTCTTTTCCTGTCTCAGCGACACTCAGCAGAAACGGTTCTACGAATCGGCTTTCAACATGATCGAGCGTTGTTGTTTCTGCGATGCCGACGAGTTACCTGAAAAAATCAGGAAACAGTTGGCTGATGCTCTTCGAGTGCGACTTTCTGACCAATTTTCTGAAATGTGCTCTCCGAATTTGGACAAATAGAAAAAGGCCATTTCCATTCAGGGTCTGATGGAAATACTTCAGCCTGTTCCAAAGCACGGCGTAAAGAGAACACAACTCCAGCCATAATCTGATGTTTCCCATTGGCCCAGCTATCGCCGCTCTGATCTACATGGGCGGCTATGTCGTATGACCAAACGACTTCACCACTATTGTTTAAAATCTGGACTTTCATTTCATACACCTGCTTTAACATGAGTGCCTAGTGGCACAACATGACTCAACGAATCATCCTGGACTTCATATGCCCCAGGCGGCTACTTCGTGGGCGTCCTGCCTGTTCGTTTTTGACATTTACTGACTGCTTACGACACATGCACCGTGTTGCAACCAGATTTTGTTGTAATCCTGTAGTTGGTCTGGAACAAAAGATAAAATTAAATTGTGAGATATGCAAGTGATGTTTGCGAAATATGCAAATTTATAGGTAATAAAAAGCCACCTTTCGGTGGCCGATGGATGGGATATTGAGGTTAATTATGTCTCTTAAGGGTTTGCGACTGACTGATTAAGACCTTTCCAAAGACCATGAATCGGTGTTCGTTTTCGCTAGTAATTCCCCATTCACGGTAAATCTGGTTATCAGAAATCACCAGCAGTTTGTCAGGAATCATTTGAAGTCTTTTAACGTATATTTTATCATCAAAACCAAAGACATATATACCATCACCATCAAACTGATTGATGCTGACATCAACGAAGATGAGATCTCCTGGCTCAATGGTTGGACACATACTGTCCCCACGAACGTTGATAACTTTGATGTGATTGGCTGGTCGTCCGCCGAACATTGATACAGCATTATCAGTTCTGTATTCGATGGCATGAATCACATCAATGACATCACCGCCCTGGATAAGGCCATTTCCCGCACTGGCACTGATATCCAGCATTTCAATACGGAACACATCCTTCACCTGCGCAACATCCTCATTATTACTGTTTTTATATACAGTATTACTTTTGTGGGCAGAGGTAAAGAGATCAGCAATATCAACACCTAAGCTCTTGGCAATATTACTCAGTGTTTGTTCGGTAAATTGTTTTTGCTTACCCGTTTCTAAGCGCGAGATGTTCGCCGCATCTACTCCTATTGCTTCAGCGAGATCGGCGATTTTCATGTTCTTCGCTTGGCGAAGTTGTCTGACTCGGTTTCCTATGTTCATGCGTTTATTACATTTCTTTATTGCGCGATAAGCAAATCAACTTGCGCAAAATAATTGCGTGAAATAACATGCATAACGCGCAATATTTGGAGGGCATATGCAATCACCATTACGAAATGTGCGTAAGGCGCATGGTTTCACTTTGCAGCATGTTGCTGCGGGTGTTCAAGTCAATCCAGCGACGTTGAGTCGTATTGAGAGGCTGGAGCAGATTCCATCTATCGAGCTTGCAGAACGTTTAGCCAATTTTTTTAAGGGTGAAGTCAGCGAAATGCAGATTCTTTATCCGGCACGTTTTCAATCTAGCCAAAACCAGAATGGGTTTAAACCACAGGAACAGGAGGTGAACCGTGGGTAAGCATCACTGGAAAGTAGAAAAACAGCCTGAGTGGTACGTGAAAGCTGTCAGAAAAACTATCGCAGCGTTGCCGGGGGGGTACGCTGAAGCTGCTGACTGGCTGGATGTAACAGAGAACGCATTATTTAACCGCCTTCGTGCCGATGGCGATCAGATTTTCCCGCTGGGATGGGCAATGATTTTGCAACGTGCTGGTGGAACTCACTTCATTGCTGACGCTGTGGCGCAGTCTGCAAATGGCGTCTTTGTGTCTCTTCCTGACGTCGAGGATGTGGACAACGCCGATATTAACCAGCGCCTGCTGGAAGTCATTGAACAGATCGGCAGTTATTCAAAACAGATTCGTTCAGCAATTGAAGACGGTGTAGTGGAACCGCATGAGAAGACAGCAATTAACGACGAGCTGTACCTCTCAATTTCGAAGCTGCAGGAGCATGCAGCACTGGTCTACAAAATTTTTTGCATTTCAGAAAGTAATGACGCCCGCGAGTGTGCAGCTCCGGGCGCCGTGGCGTGTCGTGACTGTGGAGAAACTAACGCATGAACAGTTTAACAACACACTACCGTCGCTCGCAACTGATTGCGCTTCCTGTACCGGGTGGAAAAGCGAAGGTGGAGTATTGCTATGCAGTAAATGTACCAGGTGACAGGGAAATTGTAACCCACAGCTTTGCAGAGTGGGCTGTGGGTGATTTCAACCGGCAGAAGGAGACAGTCCTTTGCGACAAGTTAACCGCTGGTTCAAAGATCACTACGGAGTGCCCGTCAGAGTCATTCGTTGGGAGCCGGAAACACAACGGGTTATCTACCTCCGCGAAGGCTATGAGCATGAGTGCTTCAGCCCGCTCGAACAGTTTCGTCGTAAATTCAGGGAAATAGAGGTCGGTCATGAGCACTAAATTAACCGGCTATGTATGGGATGGTTGCGCTGCATCAGGCATGAAATTATCCAGCGTGGCAATTATGGCCCGCCTGGCTGATTTCAGTAATGACGAAGGTGTGTGCTGGCCATCAATTGAAACCATTGCCCGCCAGATTGGCGCGGGGATGAGTACCGTCAGAACGGCTATCGCACGGCTGGAAGCAGAAGGCTGGTTAACGCGTAAGGCGCGTCGCCAGGGTAACCGCAATGCGTCGAATGTTTATCAGCTTAACGTTGCGAAGCTTCAGGCAGCGGCATTTTCTCAACTGTCAGATTCTGACCCGTCAAAATCTGACGCATCAAAATCTGACCCGTCAAAATTTGATGCGTCGAAATCTGGCAAAAAAGCGGGTTTTCACCCGTCAGAATCTGGCGGGGATCCGTCAGTAAAATCAAAACATGATCCGTCAGATAAAAAAACTTCTCGTCCGGACGCTTCGCAACCGGACACGCAGACGGATGAACAGGATTTTTTAACTCGCCATCCTGATGCGGTTGTATTCAGCCCTAAAAAGCGCCAGTGGGGAACGCAGGATGATTTGACCTGCGCACAGTGGCTCTGGAAAAAAATCATCGCCCTGTACGAGCAGGCCGCCGAATGTGACGGCGAGGTGGTTCGTCCCAAAGAACCGAACTGGACAGCCTGGGCAAACGAAATTCGCCTGATGTGTGTGCAGGATGGTCGTACTCACAAACAAATCTGCGAGATGTACAGCCGCGTCAGCCGCGATCCGTTCTGGTGCCGTAACGTGCTCAGCCCGTCGAAGCTGCGGGAAAAATGGGATGAGCTTTCCCTGCGCTTATCGCCGTCCGTAAGCACGTACACCGAAAAACGCGAAGACCCGTACTTCAAATCCAGTTACGACAACGTGGACTACAGCCAGATCCCGGCAGGATTCAGGGGGTGATCATGAGTCTGTTAAATGACGTTCAGAAATTCATTGAAGCCCATCCGGGGTGTACTTCCGGAGACATTGCGGATGCTTTTGCTGGTTACTCACGGCAGCGCGTTCTGCAGTCAGCAAGCAAGTTACGTCAGAGTGGGCGTGTGGCTCACCGTTGTGAAGGGGATACACGCAGACATTTCCCGCGCCTGACTGAGAGAGCGCAGGAGCCGGAACCACAACCAGTTCGTGAAACCAGACCTGCGCGCAATTTCTATGTCGGCACTAACGATCCCCGGGTGATTTTGTGCCTGACCCGCCAGGCGGAAGAACTGGAGTCAAGGGGCTTATACCGTCGTGCTGCAACGGTGTGGATGGCGGCATTCCGTGAAAGCCACTCCCAGCCAGAACGAAACAATTTTCTGGCGCATCGTGAGCGGTGCTTACGGAAAAGCAGCAAGCGCGCTGCATCGGGTGAAGAGTGGTATCTGTCAGGGAATTACGTGGGGGCTTAATGAGTAATAAATATTGCCAGGCGCTGGTGGAGCTGCGGAACAAACCAGCCCATGAACTGAAGGAAGTGGGCGATCAGTGGCGCACGCCGGACAACATTTTCTGGGGAATTAACACCCTGTTTGGCCCGTTTGTTCTGGATCTGTTTACTGATGGTGATAACGCCAAATGTGCCGCTTATTACACTGCGGAAGACAACGCGCTGGCGCATGACTGGTCAGAACGTCTTGCGGAGCTTAAAGGTGCTGCCTTTGGTAATCCCCCGTACAGCCGCGCCAGTCAGCATGAGGGGCAATACATCACCGGCATGCGTTACATCATGAAACATGCCAGTGCTATGCGTGATAAAGGCGGGCGCTATGTTTTCCTGATCAAAGCTGCCACCAGCGAAGTGTGGTGGCCGGAAGATGCAGACCATATTGCTTTTATTCGCGGGCGTATTGGTTTTGAACTGCCAGCCTGGTTTATCCCGAAGGACGAGAAGCAGGTGCCGACAGGCGCTTTCTTCGCTGGTGCTATTGCTGTTTTCGACAAGACCTGGAAGGGACCGGCAAT